CCGAAGGCCAATTGGGTGGTCGCAACGAATTGGTCGAGGCCTACGAACTATTCAAGGCGACCTACGTCAACGACCGGGTGCGCAAAGTTGAGCGGATGATAAACTACCTCGGCTCCTTCAACGGAGTCGAAGGTATGGAACTTATCCCGGTGGAACCCATCACGGAGCGACTAAGCGAACAAGCCTTGTTGCAGATTATGACCCAAGACGAACTTCGGGAAAAGGCAGGTCTGCAACCGCTTGAGAAACCTGCTGACGTGGTGGGACCTAACCCCCAACCCGACGAGCAACCGCAAGCCGTGGAAGCCTTGCAGAGCAACGACAATATCAAGAAGTTATCGGGCCGTGAGTACCAAAACCTGATGCGTATTGTCAGGCAGTATATGCAGGACAAAATCACGCTGGAGATGGCTCGGACCATGTTGTCAGCCGGCTTCGGTTTGTCTGCCCAAGAGATTGACACGATGCTGGGCGTTCAGTCCCAAGAGTTCAGCGAACCTACTTGGGGCCAAGAGGATGATGAGGACTACGGCTGGGGCGACGAAGAGTTCAAGGTCTTGGAAGTGGTTGCAAGCAAGTTTGGAAGCCATGCAGACGACTACCATGTGATGCACTCCAAGCCGATGCGGTTTGACACCAACATAGACGAGAATATCCGTTTGGCCTTTGCCGAGTTAGGCGAAGAAGAGAAAGAGTTGGACTTGAAGATTGAAGCCTACCGCAAGAAGAACCGGGACGCATCGGTTGAAGAAATGGCAAAGGAGTTCGGGGTCAGCAAGGCCAAGGTCGCTAAACGGGTCGCCTACTTGATTACCAAGGACCGCTATCCTGTTGCACGGGCGGTGGACAACATCGCCAAGGAGAACCTCGCAGAGAGCAAGAAGGCAACCGAGCCTGTACTGGAGGTGCGTTACAAATACGCATGGGCCACGGGTTTCAGCAACAAGGACAAAGGCTCCAGCCGTGAGTTCTGCAAAGTGATGCTGGACTTAGCCGGGCAGGGCAAGGTTTACACGAGGGAGGACATCGATGGGATTTCTGCGATAATGGGCTACTCCGTTTGGAACAGGAGAGGTGGTTGGTATCACACACCGAGCGGAGTGAACAGGCCCCAATGTCGCCATGTATGGGAGCAGCAACTTGTAATCCGCAAAGGCAATAAAATCACGAAGGCATGAAGGCACTATTCATAAGCGAAGAAACGCTGCTCGACAATAGCATCATCAACGAGAACGTATCCTACACCCAAATCCGTCCAACGGTTGTGAAGGTGCAGGAGATGCGGATTCAGCCGATTGTAGGCTCTCCGTTGTATGGGGAATTGATTACCCAAGTGGTCAGCGGTTCAACGTCTGCACTCAACCAAACGCTGCTGGAGGACTACATCCAGCCGGCAATGATTCAATGGCTCTACTACGAACTGCCCATGGTCTTAGCGTTTAAATACATGAACAAGGGGATGGTTCGCAGAACGAGCGAAGAATCAAGCCAAATGAGCATGGAAGAAATCACACGGCTGACCGACAAAGTGAAGAACGATGCCGAGTGGTATTCCGAACGCATCACCCGCTACCTGATGGAGAACCGCAATTCATACCCCTTGTGGAACTCGCCTCCGTCTGCTTTGGATACCATCTACCCGAACGCCACCAACTACCGCACCGGGATGGTCTTGGACCGCAACAGGAGGATGGGAATCAGCAACCTTGACTACCCCTACCCTTACGGCCCTTTGGCTGGTTGTAATGACTGCTAACGATGGGCGCACACAAAAAAAACATACTGAAACTGCAGACTTATGTCATGGATAAAAATCAAGCAAGCCCTGCTGGACCTTGCAAATGCTCACCCTCAGGTCAACTCCTTCGGGACGGGCGACCCGCTTGCAATCGGCACGGACAACACGATAAATCTTCGAACCCCAAGCCGTGAGCGAATCGTCTATCCGCTCGTTTTTGCGGACGTGCAGTCTGCAAGTACTGACGCTGGTACTTTGGACTTGGTGGTTGGGGTATATTTTAGTGATAGAGTTGAGTCCATTAAACCGATGGGCGGAGTGGTTTCGGGCAGCCCTACGCTGGGTTGGCAGGACAACGAAGACGAGGTCCTAAGCGACCAACTGCAGGTAGCACAGGACTTCATATCAGCCCTTACAAACGACCCAAGCGAGGACTGGACCCTCTCATCCAGCGTGAGCCTTACGAGGTTCGTAGAGAGCCGGGACGACCGCACGGCAGGGTGGCAGGCGACGATGACCTTTGAGATTCCATTCAGTCATTCAGTTTGTGAAATTCCAGTCTAATCTACATTTACAATTAAACGCTAAAAAATGCCTACACCCATATTGCAACAAATGCTCGGTCAGGGCGGTACGATGGAGTTCGTTGACGGAACCGTTACCGGAAAAAACTACGACTTCTTGATAGTCAACACCGCTGCGACCTTTACAACCCTTACTGGAACTGGAAGCGAAAACCTGCTAACCGCTTACAATTTTAGTGGCAAATCCCTTTCCGCTGGCATCGTTATCAGCGGAAGGAATGGCGGTAAGATAACTGCGGTAACTCCAAGCGTCGGTTCGGTCATCGGTTTCACATTCCTGTAAGCAATGCTGATAGGGTACGGCTACGGCTATCCCACAAACCAACTGCTTGGCGGTGGCAATCCGTTTTGGCTTGCCTTCAACCAACGGGCAGACGCTGACGGGGCTTTGCCTGCCGAGGCTGCGGTCAATGGATGCCTCCAAACCCGATTCCTCAACTCCTTCCAATCCTACGCTTTCTTCGTCTTTTATTCTAACTCTTGGCAGCCGTTTATGCAACGGGCGAATACCGACTCGGCTGACGCTGCGGAGGTTCGCTTCATCAACTGCCTCGAAGTCCGAATGTATAATCTTTTAAACGCTTAGCAATGCCTGCAAGCCCATCACTCCTTATCGTCCCTGCTCGCTTTAAGACGGGGAAACTCTACACGCAAATCGCTACGACTTCGGCTGGGGTTGTTCTCGGTTCATCGGGGGACTTCAATGTTACCCGCGGGACTACTGCGACCCGATTCAATTCGGCTGGCTTGATTGAGTCGGTGGCTTCGGGTGTGCCTCGCTTGGATTACTACACCAGCGGTGGAACGGCTGGCTGCCCTGCGTTGCTGGTGGAGGCGAGTGGGACAAATGGAATTCTTAACTCAAACAACACCGCAACGAGTTGGACGCTTGGAGCAAACCTTACAAGCGGTTATGTGGACGTTATTGGAGTGAGCGGTAACAACTTGACTGTTGCGGTTAGTGGCAGCAATATTGGTGCAAGTGCTGGCAGGCTTCAAAGAGGTAGCAATAATGTTGCCCTTGCCAGCGGTAGCACCTACACGATTTCGTTTTTAATGCGTCAAACAGGCACGCACACGATTGGCGGTTATTATGCAGTCATAACTGGTGGAGCAGCAGGCGACCTTGGAGGTGGATTTGATATAAGCGGTTCGTTTAGTAGCGGCTCACTATTCAATAGTGCTGGAACTACGTCAAGGATTCGCAGGGTCGAAAGGTTTGGCACGGACGTTTATCGTTGCTCCGAGACCTTTACAATGACTGCGAGTGGAACTTTAACGGCATTTAATTTGGCGCCTTTAAGTGGCGTTACATCACAATTCAATCCAGCCGTCGGTCTTGGCATTGCCTTCGCTGCCCCGCAAATCGAACTCGGTGCATTACCGACATCGTTCATCCCCACAACTGCCGCAGCGGTAACCCGCAACGCAGACGTGATAACCCTATCAGGCGCAGTCAGCGGATGTATCGGGCAGACGGAAGGCACCCTTTATGCGGAGTTTGAGTATAGGACTGATACAAGTACAAGGAGAATTTTAGCATTAAGCGATGGCAATCAAATAAATAGGGTTATGCTTATTTTTGCTGCTGGCTCCGTATTTGCTCAAATTAATTCCCAAAGTATAAACATTGGAACGCCTGTGGTTGGCTACAACAAGGCTGCATTTGGTTACATTCAAAATGGTGTAAGCGGGACATTGACTGCAAGTTTAAATGGTGCTGCGGTAGTTTCGGGAACATCTGCCGCATATCCCGCATCGTTAAATACTATCAATGTCGGCAAGATTGAAGATGCGAACGCAACAAGCCAAATCAACTCCCGAATCCGCTCCGCTGCAATCTACACCTCACGTCTAAGCAACGCTGAACTCATCGCATTGTCAACCCTGTAACGATGGCCTGTTTCCGTAAACTCTCGTTCCCCTCTGCAAACATCGCAGACCAAGTCCTCGCCAAGTTGGACCCGATGGATAGCGTTGTAATCCTCGGCCACCTATGCGAACAAGCCGACAAGGAAGGCAACTGCGTCAAGGTCCGCAAGGAGTTCAGCGTTGACGTGCTATTCCACGCAGACGAACCGAGCGAACTCGCTGCACCCTACATCATTTGGCCCGAACCCTGCGGTGTCCACGCCTTTGCAGGTTGGGAGGCCCAGTACGAAGCCGACTACAACGCCAACAAACCCAAGAGCAAATGAGATTATTCCGCAAACGCAACCCCGAAACACCCGAAACCCCTAAACTCCCTTTTATGAAATCAGCAGTCATCGCTCTCCTTCGCCACCTGTTAACCTTCATCGGTGGAACCCTCGTCGCCAAAGGCATCATCGACACCGCAACGCTGACCGAAATCATCGGTTCCGTATTGACCTTGCTTTCAGTAGGTTGGATGGCCTTGGATAAAACAAAGGGCGAGCCGAACAAGTAAT